CGCCAGCCGCCTGCACTTCACCACCCAACCGACCCATTGGCTCGATTGGTGCGCTGGCAAAGGCCACCTCGGTCGGCGGCTGCTGCATGATGGGCAGCAGCTGACCTGCCTGGAATACGACCCTGCCTTGGTCGCCAGCGGCCAGTTATTGAGCCAACGCCACCACCTGCCCGCCACATACCTGCAACAAGACGTGTTGGCGGCGGACGCAGACCAGGCGCTTCATTCCGAACACACACCTGTAGCCCTGCATGCTTGCGGCGATCTGCATGTACGCTTGATGCACCTGGCTAGCCGTGCAGGCTGTGCACAAATGGCTATCGCACCATGCTGCTACAACCGCATTAGTACCTCGGAATATCAGCCCGTATCCGACGCCGCCAAGGGTTCTGCCCTACGCCTGTCGCTCGATGATCTAAGCCTACCGCTGACCGAAACCGTCACCGCTGGCGCTCGTGTAAGAAAACAACGGGACCAATCCATGGCCTGGCGCCTGGGCTTCGACCTGCTGCAACGGCAAGTCAGAGGGCACGACGACTACCTTCCCACTCCTTCCCTGCCCAGCGCCTGGCTGGAAAAATCCTTCGCCCAATACTGCACCGACCTGGCGGCCCTGAAAGACTTATCCACAGTCGGCACGCCTGATTGGGCCGCCCTGGAAGCAGCAGGCCATCAGCGTTTGGCCGAGGTGCGTAACCTGGAATTGGTGCGTGGCCTTTTCCGCCGGCCACTGGAACTTTGGCTGGTCTTGGACCGGGCACTACTCCTCACTCAGAACGGCTACGACGTCCGCCTTGGCACTTTCTGCGAGACGCCTCTGACACCGCGCAATCTGCTGTTGCTGGCCGAACGCCGTTGAGGTGAAACAGCCTGTGGATAACTCTGTTGATGAAATAAAGCTGGATCCAAGAAAACCGCGAATTTTGGAATGAATCCTAGCTGGTCATTTTTTGTTCACATGGGTAAAAAACCATGAAAACAGCAGCTTGCGAGCAAACGGGAAAGCGGTCACAAAACAGAAAGATATCCCTCGCAGCTTCCTTTCGATTGTGCATAAGCGGCTGAGCAAACCGGCATAACGCATGGGTCTGGCTGCCTTTACGCCCCGATCTTCGAGCGATTTGGCTCGCCCCACAGGAAGTCGCGCAACCGCACGCTGCCAAGCCCCGCGCGCCCCGCCCTATGGCATTCATCCACCGAAACTGCTGCATGTCTAAAAATAGTCAGAATTCAGGGGTTTACAGAACCTTCCCAATCGCTATAATCGTCGCCCACACGCCGGTATAGCTCAGTTGGTAGAGCAACTGACTTGTAATCAGTAGGTCCCGGGTTCGACTCCTGGTGCCGGCACCAATAAAATCAAAGGCTTGCAGCGATGCAGGCCTTTGTTTTTTGTGTCACACGTAACAAGCCACGTAACAAGCGTGACAAGGAAGGGGGTTTGCTGATGGACTGGCTGCAGTTTGTTTCAGCTCTAGTATCCGCCGTCGCCTGGCCGGCAGCGGTTGTTACGGTCGTCTGCCTTCTCAAAGGCCCTATCCTAGGCCTCATACCCAAGATTCGAAGCTTCAAGTACGGCGAGCTCCATGTAGACCTCACCGAAGCGTTGCAATCACTCCAGGAAGAGCTGCCAGCTGCGCCAAACGAGCCGGACGCGCAGCCGGAAGCGCCACCGGTCTCACTTTCTGTACCACTCCAAATTGCCGCCGTATCACCTAGAGCAGGGATGATCGCCGCGTGGCTGGAAGTCGAAGGTGCTTTGAACGCGGTACTAAAGCGTGAGGGGCTGGATTCAAGCACCCACGAGCTACCGCGACAGAAATTGGACCGGCTTCGCGATGCGGGCCACGTTAACGGACCAACGTATCGGGCCGTACTGCGAACATTCAAACTTCGCAACGAAGCAGTGCATATGCTGGATCGAGAAATACCCTACGACGACGCGGTCGCAATGGCAGATGTCTGCGCGCGGCTGGTAGAGAGCATCAGCACTTATAGAAAGGCGCAGAGTGACCTCACCGCTGGTTGATCTCGACTGTTGCGCAGGATGCCGCATGCCCTGATGGCCATCCACGAAGGTGTGAGTAGTAGCAGTATCGCGGTGTGATAGGCCGAGTTTTTCGGGCCGTCGCTGTGTATACGCGTCATACGAAACGCCCCTCTACACGAGGCAGAAAAAATTTAGGTTGACCCCTCAAAAGCTTGTCAGTTTTGTCAGGTGATTACTTTAATTACTCTGTAACCCTTCTAGATCAAGGCTCTCAGCCGTTTTTATTTATGTCAGAAAGATGTCAGCCACCTGTCAAAACCTGACAAAACAGCAGTGTCAGATTCCATGTTTTCAAATGGCTGATTTATAAGGGTTTTTTATTTTCCGTGGCGAAACTGACACAAACATCCAGCCTCGGTGTCAGATCTGCAGCCCAGTAGATACGGGGCCTCCAGAGCATTTACTGACAGATATCCATGGTCTGACAGGGATTTGGGGGTCAGGTTAGAAAAGCTTTGAATGGGGCATGCTACAGCTATTCTTCAAAATGCCCCGGCACGCACTGATCGAGGAAAGAAGCATGCGTAAGACAACATCCCGAGCAGCAGTACCCATCATCGAAATCTTCAAGAATGGCGCGGCTTGGGAGGTGCATTGGGATTACCAAGAAGCACCCGAAAGTTCGATTCTGTTCCAGCGGGGCGAATACCTAAGGGGTTACATCGACGGCACCATGGATGATCTGGGCATTCCTCCCGACAATGTGTTGTGCGCCAGCAGTGTGACCGGGACAGTGAAGAAGCTGAGCGAAGACCAGGCTGTGAAGTTGCGTGATGCCTTGAACCGTGTGCTGATCCCGATCGTGACCAAGGAATTTACGCGTCTGCAGAACATGAGCGAACTGCCTCACCTTCGAATGGCTGACGCTGTGGAGGCGTGAAATCCTCTGAAATCCTGTAATTGTCCTGCAACCATTGCCGCATAAGGGCCAGAGGGAAATTCACACCTCCTCCGCATGCAGGCAATTGCCACCCGGAAAAGATCGTTCGCGTTTTGGAAAACACACCGAAACTCACGTTTTCAAAGTTTCGTCCAATGAAACCGGGTGCTCCAGCGATACCCCCTCCGTGACCTCCCCTTGCACCGTTGTGCGACCGCTCTGCATTTCCTTTCAAAACCTTACACAAAATGTAATAGCCGGTCCCCTGCAGAGCCCCACGGCCCGCCTGGGCTGAAGGGCCGTTTGCACTGAATCCGAGATTGCACAAAAAAAGGACGCAGAGCCCGTCGGCGGGAGGGGGATAAGTGCTTTTTCAGACGTTTTTTCTTCGCCCCGCCAGTTTTCCCTAACACCAGGACCAAGTCCGCTCTGGACAGCATTTCATCGGCCCGCTCTAGCCTGACATGCCTCTATGGATATACTGTTCATGCATACAGCATTAACGCCGTTTTTTCGAAGAGGTTGCTATGAAGGAAGGGCATCTGGAAAGGCCGCTCGGTCACACAAGGGCTATCGCGCAATGGCACGCTTTGTTGCGGGATGAGGTCGCTCTGCTGAAACACCCGGGGGCTCATCACAAAGCTCTGCTTTCCCGGGCTCATGCTCTACACCTCGATCAGGTGATCAACCGTGATGATCTTAGCGATCTCCTGGAACAAGCTGACGGCGCTCTGGCTTATGCAGTGGAAGCACTGATTGACTGTGATATTGACGGTCAGGCGGGCTAGCACATGCATATGCTCGTTACCCCTATGAGATGTCGAGGAGTTCCACTCACGCCCCAGGAGAGGCGACGCTATCCAGCCATAAAAGGAAACGTGATGGTGAACTCGGAGAACAATGCCGAGTTGGGGCGGAGCGCGAACGTGGCTCGAATCGACGTGGGGATGCCTCTTGATCCGGATCCGTTACCACGATTGCTGGACGCAACACTGGCCGGTATGGCTGTGACCGGTTTTGTTTTAAGCGGCATCGAGTACATTGATGGGTGCGCCTACGCCCAATCCTGGTGGTGTCGGCTAGAGTAAATCCAGCGATACTGTGCGATATTCGTATTGAGCGAACATCACAATTTAGTACGCGCAATACGGCGAGAAAACAATGAGACTGGATCAAATTTTGGCTGTGCTGTTACTGCTCCTACCGCTACTGCTTGCCGGTATAGTCACAGCGGCGGTGCGAGGAAAAGGAAGTTGGAAAAAGGCTAGGTGGATATCAGCATTCACAATGCATCCCGACCAAGGTTTAGTTCGGCAAGGACTTCTATGGCTTAGTATCTTAGTACCATTTTTTTATGGATTGGGTGCGGGCGTTATTATTTGGGGTAGTTACGAGATTTCGCTTACGCCTGAAGGCCTCGCAACCTTCGTTAAAATTAGTGCCATCCCCCTTGCCTTGTTTTCACTGTCACTACCTTTAACAATATTGGTTTCTCGATTACATGCCACCGCTCAGACAGCGAATCAAATAACTCTCACCCGATACAAAAACAATATCGACTCGTTTTACTCACACAGGAAGGAGCTGTTCAGCTATTTCAGTCAGATCGGCGAGGTGATATTTTTAGATTGCATCAACGCTAAGTTCAAATTGCATCCTCGGATGCATAAAGTTTACTTTACAGGGAAGCCATCCGAAGGGACACCACTAGCAAACGAAGCAGCATTCAAAGAAATTGAAGGTGATCTTGATAGTGCAATCTGGAAAATTCACGCTGTACTTACAGATGCTAACCCAGAACTGACATATGATTTCTATATAGTAAATTTATGCAGTGATATCTATAGACTTGCCTTAAAACTTGGGCTCACAGAAATCTATGTAGAATTAGCAGAAAAAAGCATTTTGGTGCCTGTAACTCTTGATGAAGGCCAAAAAATGTTGCGGACTGTGGGCACAACCTCAACTGAACTAATCGCTGCGTTCAGGTACATACATAGCTTCTTTCATAACCTTTGTGACTTTGCAGGCGTTGAGGCAGTAGATTCTCGCAAGGACGGAAACTATCGTTATATATTTGAAGGAGGCGCATATAAAACCGTAAGAACTCCTCCTGTTATTGAGCGACTTCATGCTGAAGACATCCAACATGTCCTAAATGAATATAAAAACGCTAAGTTTGACGATGGGATAAAAACGGTCACAGTGTGATTGCTTTCAACTTCGAGCCAGCCGCCAAAGCTTGCGCCGCTTTCTCAGTGAACGCCGTTGCATCACTCGGGCTCGGCGTTGGCCCTGGTACATGGGTGTGAGCAGCCAGTTGGGTATTCATTTGCTGCAGCAGCTCGAGCATGTCGCACACCACCTGGAACAAATTCACACTGCCTGATCCGATCCAGTTCTTCGGCGCCTGCAGTTGCTGACTGGTCCCGGCGACGCTTTTGCGCAATCCCTGGATCTTCTCCTGCATGTCACCACCCACTGTGGCGTTGTGCTTCTGCCCCACCACCAAGTTCAGGTCGCGGCCGGTGGCCTGGTGAAGATCATCCACCGCCGCCAGACTTGCGGATCCGCCGGACAGTAGCTTGAGTGCACCCAACGCCTCGATCTTCTTGATGCCCCCCACTGATTCGGTCGAATGATCGTCCACCGTCCTGGTGTGATTCTGGAAGCTCTCGGTGTTGTCCAGGGCTTCGACTTCACGCTCGATCGCCTTGTCCTGGATCTTGCCATCGGTCTGGCGCAGCCAGTTGCCGTCGGCGTCGACGCGCTGCTGGCAGGCCTCGCTGTGCTGCCACACCTGGTCGCCCTTCGGCACCCGTGGCAGGCTCAGACCGTGGGGCAGGATCTGGGTGATAAAGGGCTTATGCGGCTTGCCGTAGGCAAAGCTGACCACCACGGTGGTGCCCTCCTCCGGAAAGCCGAACATGCCCGCTTCTTGCCCACCCATCGGCGCCGGCAGCGGCAGACCGGTCAGGATCGGCAGATCGGGATCCGGCTCGCCGTCTTCCCGCAAAACCT